TTCAGATAGGTAGCAGTGCTGCCATCTTTCTTGGTAACTTGCGTCATGCGAGACTTGTCGATTTTAGTAACGTCGAGTGATACAGATACACCTATTTTCATTTTAAGTTCCTTACTTCAGATATAATTTCAGTGACGGCCAACAGTATCTGCTCGGCCAGGTTAGTAATAAATTCCTCATCACGCTCAACACGAACGATCATAGGTTTAATATCAGGGTGGTAACTCATAAAGTCCCACCATTTACGCCCGGTAATATACATGCAACCCTGCACCTGAGCATAATGTTTGGTAGGGCATACTTTTTCCCGCGCCCATGTTACATGGTTGTGTGCTGCTGGGCATTTGATTTCAATACCACCATCATCACCCACCAAACCATCAGGGCTGCAACCAAACTCACCAGAGTTATCAAGGATAAACCCAACTTCTTCAACCTCATTGCCTGTCTCTAACTCGTAATAGGCACGGGCCTCTGGCTCTAAATCAGTGCCGCGCTGCATAGCATCAGTCACAAATATGGGTTCCGACCTACCAGTAAGTCTCTCAGAGATCATCAGGTCGATGTATCGGTCAGCAGATGCACTTGCCTTTCCCTTACTGGTGACTAGCTTGTGGAACTGACTAGCACTAGGTCGTCCTACCCTAGCCGCCAGCCATTCCTCACTGCCCTGCTCGGCTTCAAGAATCCGCATTTTGGGCCTTCTTGTTTAACATCCCCAATGCCTGATCAAAGCGCATAGCGGGTAAGTCTTCAACAGTATTACACTTAAACACCTGACAGAACTTCTTAACGTCAGACTCTGTAATCTCCAGCAGTGACTTCAACTGTGCAGCCTGGGCACTGTCTATCGGAGCATCCTGAACAGCACTGGGTAGCGCCTCGCCCTGATAGATATACAACCCTAACCCATGCATGGCGATTGCTTTTACGAGACACCTGATACGGGCATCAGAGATATCCCTAGTGGTGGGGTTAACAATAGACTTGTTACGGTTATCCATTACCGGGAGCCACATGCTGTGCGTCTTGCCCTCAACAGTGACAGATACATTGACCTCGCAAGTCTCATTCTCCAGAAAGGTGGGTGGGCAGAAAGCATAGCTGCTATCTGGGTAGTGTTCATTCAGTGTCTGCCACGCCCATGCCCAGGATAGGTAGGATAGGTTGCCCTTCTTTTCAACATGCTTGCTACAGTCTATAGCTGATAGCGTTTTCCAAACATTACTCATTTGATTACCCCTTGTTTTCTCAGTAGTGTATTGATTCGCAGTATCTCGTCTAGCAGCCACTGCCTGTTAATTAAGTCCCGCAGTCCGGTTGGCTTGGTCTGCAAGACTACGTCCATCTCGTGAACGGTTTTCAAAAGATCATTGTTATTCATGCTACCTCCGACTTAGCTGTGTCACATTGCTCTTGAGCATAGCGGTCTCCATACCCCTCATAGTAAGCAGGGGATTGATTAGGCAGCGCCTCATGGCCGTGGACGCAATCATACTCGCCCTTGCAGTAATCAGTCATATCATTAATGTTCATAGTGATACTCCCGGTCAGCAGCCATATCAGCATCGAACAAGCTACACTCGATAAGGTGGTACTCGATCTGCTCACGCATTAGTTTACCCAGAGCAGCATCATCCTTAGCCAGCACTGCTGTGCGGATGTCATCAATGATATTCATCTCATGGGCATGGTTTTGCTTGCGCTGGTAATCAGATAGGCCACAACCCTGGTGCGGGAACTTAACGCCATCAAGGCTGACAGCTTCCCATACTAACATCGGGTCTTTAAGTTTATCGCCTAGCATCTCTTTGGCGATCTCTTTGGTACGTTTTGAATAGTCCATGTTACTTCCTCATTTGTGTGTGTGCCGTCTATTTTACATAATGATTATCTATTGTCAAACATCTGTTGCAAATTATTTAACGTAGGTATATTATCAAAACTCAATAACTAGGAGAGAGCAGTGGATATTAATAAAATTAGATCACTTCATGCGCGAGCATGGTATGAGCCAGATGGACTTGAGCAGAGAAGCCCATTTGAACCCGGCAACCATCAGCCTTATACGCAATGGTCATCGAGAGCCACGGTGCAGCACCTTGAAATCAATGGCTGACATCTTTGGTGTGAGAGTATCTGAGTTTATCGCGGCAGGTGAACATGGATAATCCAGGCTACTACGCCATCATCCCTGCTACCGTCAGATACGATGATAGGTTAACGCCTAATGCCAAGCTGTTGTATGGCGAGATCACTGCGCTGTCCAACAAAGAGGGGTATTGCTGGGCAGGTAATGCCTACTTTGCCAATCTATATGGTGTGACCAAGACATCTATCTCAACATGGATAGGTAACTTAAAGGATTGTGGGTACATATCACTTCAAATGCAGTACAAGGAGGGTACTAAACATATCTTAAATAGGTATATAAGAATTCTTGGGGAGGGTATGCAAGAAAACTTGGATACCTATGCAAGTAATCTTAATGACCCTATACAAGAAATCTTAATGGTTAATAATACATCTAATATTACACCTAATATTACAGTTAATAGTATTGTCGATTTTGATTCATTCTGGAAGTTGTACCCAAGGAAAGCAGGAAAGAAGACAGCTAGTGATAGGTGGAATCAGATCAAGCCAACTCAAGATGTGATGGCTATGATTGAAGAGAATGTAACTCAGCGTCTGGATTCTGGTGAATGGGATGTTAACAATCAATCCTTTATCTTGCATGCCAGCACTTACCTTAACCAGGCTCGATGGGAAGATGAAGTTATCGGGACTGCTAAAAATAAAACTAAAACTAATACCGACTCTATCAAGGCTACACCCCTGATGGACAAGGTTACTGATAGATCATGGGCGGAATAAATGTGGATACTACCGAAGAACTACCAACTGTCATCAGCTTTTGCAGCGGATATGGTGGCATCGAAAGAGGACTTGACCTTGCCGGGCTTGAACATAGAGTCATCGCTTATGTGGAGATCGAAGCCTTCGCCATTGCGAACTTGGTTAACAAGATGGAAGACGGGATCATACCTCCCGCACCTATATACACGGATATTAAAACCTTCCCATCGGAAATCTTTCGAGGAAAAGTTAGCATCCTTACATCTGGCTATCCATGCCAACCTTTCTCAGCAGCAGGTAAGCGAATCGGAGAAGATGACCCCAGACACCTCTGGCCGCATATACGGAGACACATTAAATCAATCAGACCTGTTCAATGCTTCTTTGAAAACGTCGAAGGGCACATCTCGCTTGGACTCTCCAGCGTCATCAGCGATCTGGAAGAGGATGGTTATCGATCAGCGTGGGGAATATTCTCAGCGCGTGAAGTTGGTGCTCCACACCATAGAAAGCGAGTCTACATCATGGCCGACACCATCAGCGAGAGATTGGAAGGACACACCGGGCATGGCGAAGACTGCAACCAATCCCGATGGTTCAGAGAGGAAGAGAAACGACCAGTTGGCAAGGGCAGTTTATGCAACGGAGAACCCAATCTCTGGCCACCTGAACCCAGATTGGGTCGAGTGGTTAATGGGTGTGCCGACAGGGTGGACAGGATTAGGCTCCTGGGGAATGGAGTAGTCCCACAAACAGCAGCAAAAGCATACACAACATTATCGGAGAGATTAATATGAAACGCATAAAAAATGAAACCGTATTAAAACCTTTTGTTGGTGAACACGAATACTTCCAAGAGGGTAAGTCATACACCTACCGGCAGTACACTGATTGGACTGTTAAAAAATCACCTAATGGCCCGGTTAAATACGACACCATCAAGGGTAGGCTAAACAATAGGCCGTACTGCACAGCAGAAGAGTTGCTGCCCATCCATATGTTCCAGAGCCAAGAACTTAAAGTTAAAAGAAAGATGGAGATAGCCAAGAAAAGAAAGAACGATAAACGATCTGGATTTCATGGCAACAAACTACCTCCGGCTGACTCTTTGTTATACGAGCAGACAGTCTGGAAGGCAGTGTTCTCTCAGGCTATGCTCCGCGCTAGTATCACTACATTCACCTGTCACTGGGGTAAAGATAATGCCTGAAGGCTACAAAGTTAACAGTCAGGAGAGCCTAGATAACTACCTGATGTTTGTTAAACAACTGTTTGCAGACAAGAAGTATGTCACGTTCAACTATAAGCTAGGCAAGCCCAGGACTATTAAACAGAATAGTTCCATGTGGAAATTCTGCCAGCAGATAGCTGAGAGATGTAATGATGCTGGGTATGAGATGCAGACTACCAGCCCTGTGTTATCTAAAACAATAGAGACTCCATGGACTGACAGGAGTGTCATGGATAATATCTGGATGCCTGTGCAGAGGGCGATGTACCCTAACAAATCGGAGAGTAGTTCCGAGTTAGACACCTATGAGGTATCCCCGGTAGCCGAGACTGTGATTAGGTTTCTGGGTGAGAACTATAAAATACATGTAATGTTTCCCAGCAAGGATTTTAAAGATGGCAATTAAGCGCGATGCGGCAGATAAGTGGTTTAGTGACGTAGTAAGACAGAAGGCTGGGTTCGTATGCCAGCACTGCAAGAAGTCTGATGCCAGGATGGAGTGCGCTCACATTTATGGCCGGGCTGCCAAGTCAGTCAGGTGGTCGTTAGATAATGCTGTATGCCTGTGCCACTACTGTCACATGAAGTTCACTGCTAACCCCTTTGAGTTTACAGCCTGGGTACTAGACACCCATGGGGTAGGTCACCTAGAGATGTTGCGCGAGAAGTGGAATGTGCTGATGCCTACAAACAAGAAGTTACGGGCAGAGATTGCTAAACACTACCGTGAAGAATTTAAGAAGATGAAAGAAGATGAAACCTATGAGCCTGTATCATACAATTAGGAGAATGTTATGAGCCAAGAAAATGTTTTAGATCATATGCTAGACACCATAGAGAAGCACAACTATACAGACCTGCGAGAGCAGATGCTTAACATTCTGGAGTCAGCAGTATACGGCAATGCCAGTGGCTATGCCCGAAATGAACTGCACAATATGTGGCTTGAGATTCAGGATAGGATTGATGGAGACTCTATCCCACCAGATGCAGAAGAAATTAGTTTGCTTAATCCAACATTTAATGTAGACTAAAAGAGTGTCGACCGACTTGGGTTCACACTTCCTCAGATATCGGATGGCCGTCCGATGTTTGGACTAAAAAGCCTTGATTAGTTTCAGGGCTTTTTTTTCTTTAGTTATTACTGATTATGATGTAGACTGAAACAGTTGTCGGAATTCCCCGGCAATGTAACTTTATCGTTTTCTACTTTGTTTCCCCTATTGGCCCTGCTTTTTAGCGGGGTCTTTTTTTGGTATAATCGGTGCATGAGCAGAGACAGCATATTAAAACGCATCGGTGTATCTGGATACGATAAACCCAAGCGCACCCCAGGCCACAAAAGTAAATCACATGTAGTGGTTACTAAGGTAGACGGCAAACCAAAGACTATTAGGTTTGGTCAGCAGGGTGCGACTGGTTCACCTGATAACTCAAAGCGTAACGAAGCATTCAAAGCTAGACACAGAAAGAACATAGCCAAAGGCAAATCGTCTGCGGCTTGGTGGGCCAACAAAGTTAAGTGGTGAAAACGTACACTTTAACGTACGTTGTAAAGTATATGAAACATTAGATAACAAGTGAGTGAAGTGATGAAAGGTTTATATGCAAACATCC